TGGAATACCAAGAATAGATTTTTTAGGTAATACTAAAGGAGCTTTATTGTTAGAGCCGCAGAGGACTAATTTGATTACTTATAGTGAGGATTTCAGTAATGCTTATTGGACGAAAAGCGGAGTAAGTGTAACAAGTGGTTTTACTTCTCCTGATGGAACTACAAATGCTTTTAAGTTGATTGCTTCGAGTAGTAACACTGCTGTTGCTCACAACACTTATTCAGGTGCAGTATCTATTACAAGCGGAAATACCTATACGCAAAATTTGTTTTTTAAATATGACAACCATCAATATATTAAATTACAATACGGCGCAACAGGGACAGGAGGATTGACAGGTAACCAAAACGTAGTAAAATTAGATATTTTAAACAAAACGATTATACAACCTGATTCTCCATCTGTTGCTACAATAACAGAGTTTTCTAATAATTGGGTTATGGTTACGCTTACAGCAACAATGGCAGCGACTGGGAATGTTTCTACTGAAGTTGTTTTATCAAATTCAAATTGGGATAATGCTTCAATAAAAGTGGGTGGAGAATCGGTGTACATCTATGGCGCACAATTAGAAGCAGGAAGTTATAGCACAAGTTTGATAAACACACAAGGTAGTGCAGTAACAAGGTTAGCTGATAGTTGTAGTCAAACTGTACCAGATGGTGTTATAGGACAAACAGAGGGGACTATGTATGCTGAAATAGATTTTAAATCTAAACCTGAAGCGGGTTCTCCAATAGTTAGTATAATGACTTTGAACAATAACGTAAACAACTTACAAAATTGTATAATATTAGGTATTGAAAGACAAAGTGAAGGAGTAAATAGATTTTACCCTTTTGTTCAAGTAAGTAATTCAACAGTTGCAAATGTTATAGGTGGAACTTTAACAGATGGAATTTATAAAGTCGCTTTTGCATATAAGCAAAATGATTTTGTTCTTTATGTTAATGGGGTGCAAATTGGAACTGATACAAATGGTGTAGTACCAACAACATCACAAGTTTTAGTAGGAGAAAGATATAATACTGACACTTATAAAATTGCAGATGGTATTAAAGAAACAAAACTTTACAATACAAGATTATCAAATAGCGAATTAGCAGCATTAACAAGTTAAGTGTAACAATTACACCTATAATAATAACAAGAGTAAATAATATAATAACTAATAGTTATAACCAAAAGTTAAAATAAATAAGTAATGAGAATAGCAAAATACGAATTTGATTCAAGAGAACAAGCACAAAGTAAAATTGATGCTCTTGGAACTGCAACTGATGAAGATGGAAACGAATATCCAACTCACAAAAGTACCATTGTACAACTAGGAAATATTGTTCTTGAACAAGGAGAATATGACGAAGAAGGAGAAGAAACTACTGCTCCAGTATTATCAGAGGGTTGGCATATTGACGTATGTTGGAACGATGCAGATATTACTACAATAGAACAAGAAGCAGTTTTAGATGAAGATGGTATGATAGTAACACCAGAAGTGACATCAGTTGACCATCCTTATGGTTGGAAATCTTACGCAGTTGATGTTGAAGGTAATGGTGTACATTCTTTCTTTGGATTAGACTACGAATCACACAAAATCTAATAACGTGGATATGCAAGATATTAAATTGGGTGCTTTAAACTTAATAACCTTTATGGTTAGTTTTTCCAACATAGAACAATGGCTGAAATTAACTTTACTTTTAGTATCTATTGTGTACACAATTATGAAAATTATTAATATGAGTAAACAAAATAAAAATGGCTAATAAAATATCAGAAGATACACAAGTACAACTAGACTTAAAAACTATTGGTATTATTGTTACTGGTGCAGTTTCCATTGCATCTGTTTATTTCGCTTTACAATCAGATATAGAACTAGCAAAGCAATTACCAGAGCCAGAGATAAAGAAATCAGAGTATGAATTAAAAGATGAATTAGTTCGTACTACGATAATCAATATCAATGAAAAGGTAAATAAGAATAGTGAAAAGCTAGACAAGATTGATGAGAAACTATTCCAAATAATAAAAAGATAATTATGAAAACTTTTTTACTTGTAATATCCCTTTTATTTTCTGTTAGTCTATATTCTCAAAAGGTTACTTTATTGTATGTTAATTCAAGTTGGAACAAAAGCAACGATTATAAACATTTAAGCACACTTAAAAACGTAAGAGTTTTAAAAGTTAATTATGATGACCAGCCAAAGAAGTTTAAGCAACAAGTAAAATCTGTACCAGCAATTATATTGTTTGATGAAAGCAATAAATTAAAAAGAGTATGGCAAGGTGGTTTATCAATGAGATTAAATGTAGACCCAAAGGAGATACAAACAATGATAAATAAAATAAGCAATGACTAAATACTTTAAAGAAGTAGAATACAAAATGGATGCAGACTTTCTTGCTAAACTAGACAAGGCGAGAGAATTTGCTAAAGTACCATTTGTAATTAATTCTGCTTATAGAAGTCCAGAGCATCCAGAGTCTATAAAAAATCCTACGTCAAGTCATATTAAAGGTCTAGCAGTAGACATAAGAACAACTGATAGTAGAACTAGATATAAAGTTTTAAATGCTCTTATACACGTTGGTTTTAATCGTATTGGTATTGCAGATACATTTATACACGTTGATGACGATAAAGACAAATCACAACAAGTAATTTGGACATATTAATATGAGTGATACTAAATTAAGAAAGAACGGAGGTAAAGGTACATTCTTTGGTAACCTTTGGAGAGGTGTTGTAAAGAACAATATTCCAATGGGAGAAACAATTGTTGCTGCTATTGATGGAGGTAATCCAATAGATGTTATAAAAGCTATATCAAAAGACAAAGATATACCATCAAAAGATAAAGAAATGATGTTGGCTGATTTAGAGCAAGATGTTATAGAGATGCAAGAAGTAACTAAACGCTGGGAATCAGACAATAAAGCAGATTCATATATTACTAAAAATATAAGACCATTAAGCCTTGCTTTTTTAACGTTAAGTATGTTTGCTTATATAATACTTGATAGTTCTTTAGATGCTTTTAAAATAGACCAGCAATGGATATCTTTGCTTGGTAACTTACTAATGCTTGTTTACGGAGGTTATTTTGGTGCAAGAACATTAGAAAAAATAAGAAAAAACAAGTAACTACTTTTTTATTTAAAAATAAATATATAACTTTACATTTTTTTAAGTAACTATTTAAGTATTTATATTTATGTATGTCATACATATAATTATATTAATAGATTAAAAATAAAACAATAAATAGATTAAAAATAAATATAAGTCTTGGGAGAACTTGTATTTGTTAATCTGTGTTAATAACTATATTTCTTCAATACATAAATAACTTGTATATTTGAGTACTAGATTATTTTTTCCCATAAAGTATTTTTTAGTTTTGTTTTAATTATCATTTGCATTAAGAAGGAGGGTCTAAAAGCTCTCCTTTTTATATTTTAACATTTCTTTAACACTTTTATATTTTGTTATTACATACTTTTGCTAAAACAGATAATAATTATGAGAGTAAACAAATCACTTTGGGATGCATTAAAATCTACAATAGAAATGCATACTGAACAAGACCACAACATTACAGATGTGTTGATTAACTATCAAGTTAAAGAGAATAATGGAATTAAAAATATTATTAAATTAAATGTAACAATAGATTAAAATGGAAAAATTAAGAAAGATTCAATGCGAATTAAAAGCACCAAAAAACCAAAGAAACAATTTTGGTAAATACAACTATCGTAGTTGTGAAGATATCCTTGAGGCAGTTAAACCTTTACTGGATAAACACAAATGTACATTAACAATCTCTGATGAAGTAAGAGAAGTATGTAATGTATTGTTTGTTGAAGCAATAGTATTTATATCTGATGGTAAAGATTCAGTACATACTAAAGCACAAGCTGGTATAGACCCAAACAGAAAAGGTATGGATATAGCACAAAGTTTTGGTAGTAGTTCATCTTATGCACGTAAGTATGCCTTAAATGGTTTATTTTTGATTGATGATACAAAAGATGCTGATTCTACAAACACACACGGAAAAGGTGCTAAAACAACTGAAAAGAGTTGGTTAAACAAAGGTACTGCTGAATTTAAGAAAGTACAGACATACTTAAAAGGTGGAGGTAACATTTCTAAAGTTGAAGAAAAGTACAGAATATCAAAAGAGGTAAAAGAACTTTTAAATAAATAAATATGAATGACTTTGAATTAAGAAAAACAAAAAAAGACCATTACAGATTCTTTATCAATGGAGTAGACGTAACTGGCGAACAAGAAAGAAGCACTTTTAGACATATTATAGAAGTGATAGATAATAAAATTACAACTGGATTATAAATTAAAAACAAGTAAAATTATGAGTACAAACAAAAGTTATTTATTAGGAGATGTTGAGTTAAGACTTGACGAAATCAAAAGCCTTAAACAGTATTTTGAAAACGTTTTAACTTACAACGCAAAAAGAGAATTAGTTGCAAAGAAAGGAGAAGATGGAAAAGAGTTAAAGAAATTAAAACTTAACTTTTCTATTTTTGAAGAAGGTAACTACGGACAAAATGTATCTTTTACAATTCCACAAACAAAGGAACAAAGAGATAATGGAGAAAAGAAAAGATATGTTGCCAATGGTAAAATTTACTATGCATCAGACAACTTACAATCTTTTGTTCAAAAGTCAGAAGCAAAGGCAGAGAAAGCAACACCAGTTGCAGCAGATGATTTGCCATTTTAAATTATAAGGGAGGTGTAAAAACCTCCTTTTTTTTTGACTATGTGGAACTATAAAGGACAAAGAATAAAATCAAGAGAAGATTTACCAGCAGAAGCAGTTGGGTTTGTTTACAGAATACTTAACAGACGAACAGAACAAGTTTACATTGGTAAAAAGATACTACTTAACAAACGTACTAGACCACCTCTAAAGGGATATAAAAGAAAGAGAATTGACTACGTTGAAAGTAATTGGATGAAATATACTGGAAGTAATAAAGAAAGTAAAAAATGGGAAATAGAGAATTGTTATAGAGAAATTATATATATTTGTTATAACAAGACAATGATGAGTTATTATGAAACAAAACTACAATTTACCGAAAACGTTTTAGAAAATGATAAATTCTTAAATGATAATATACTTGGTAAATATTATAAAACAAAAATACAAAAATATATAGATGACGAACAAAACAAAAATACAAGATGATGAAACAAAGAGAATGTTTATGCAACTTATGGAGGATGATGCCTATGTTGATATTAGTGAAGATGTTAAATATCCACCAGTTGCAATAAGTTGTGGCACTTACAATGACATAAATCATAATGGAGATGTTGTAGAATATCATATTCCAATTGGTACTTATGGTAATTTCAGCTTTATACAAGCACCACCAAAATCAATGAAGTCTTTTTTTTCTAGTTTACTTGTATCAGCATACCAAAGTGATTCAAATAAATATAGTGGCTTATTAAAAGGACATAGAAAAGGCAGAAAGATAATTCATTTTGATACAGAGCAAGGAAAGTTTCATTGTCAAAAAGTATTTAGAAGACCAATACTAATGAATGATATGCCAGATGATGATAATTATTATACTTATGCTTTAAGAACAATGAGTTATAAAGATAGAGTTGATTTTATTGATTACATCTTAAATGACAAGTTAGGAGGTAAAGATATTGGTTTAGTTATCATTGATGGTATTGCAGATTTAGTTGCTGATGTAAATAATTTAGAACAATGTAATGAAGCTATACAAAAGTTAATGAGTTGGACAGATGAGTTGCAATGTCATATTGTTACAATTATACATAGTAATTATGGCTCTGATAAACCAACTGGGCATCTTGGTAGTTTTTTAGAGAAGAAAGCAGAAACACAAATTAAGTTAGAAAAGAATGGAGTTAATAAAGGATGGATATCTGTTGAATGTAAAAGAAGTAGAAACAGAGGATTTGAAACTTTTAGTTTTACAATAAATGAAAATGGTTTACCAGAATTTGTAGACAACGATTATGATTTATAAAAAATAAACATTATATTGCGTTTATGCAAAATTGGAAAGAAAAAGATTTATTTGAATGGCTATCAATTAACCATTACAAGACATTAGTAAATAGTAAAAATCCAATATCAAGATGGGATTGCTACGACATTGAAACGCAAAGCAGAATAGAATTAAAGTGCAGAAAGAAACATTACGATACTTTAATACTTGAAAAGTCTAAATACGATGCTTTAATAAAAGAATCAAATAAACATTTTGATATACCAATATACATCAATAGTACACCACAAGGTATCTATCTATTTAATTTAAACAAAGTAGATTTAAAATGGTTTGAGAAATCATTACCAGCCACATCAGAATTTAAAAACAGAAGGTGGGTAAAAAAACAAGTAACAGAAATAAATATAAAACAAGCAATAAAACTAAAATAATATGGAAACAATTAAACTATTAAACAACGAAGTATTTGACAAGCAAGACATTTTAAGTAAGATGATGGATGATGAATTTTACTATGGCTATCTTGGTGTAAATGCATTATCAAGTTCAGCATCAAAGAAACTTTTAGATTCTCCTTATGCTTATTATCGTTCACTAACAGAAAAACAAACAAATGTACAAGCATTAAGAGATGGTCAATTAATACACCTTATGGTACTTGAGCCAGAGAAAGTAGACTACTTAACATTTACAGAAGGTACAAAAGCATCAAAGCAATATAAGTTAGCAGTACAAGAAGTTGGCTCACACAACGTATTTACAAATTCAGAATATCATAAAGCAAAAAAGATATCTGAAAGGGTAAGAAGTGTAACAGATGTAAAAAATATACTGGAGGGTGCAAGATTTGAAATACCAGCAATTGATACTTATAATGATTTAGCATTTAGAGGTAAAGCAGATATATTAAAAGATGGTGTTGTAATAGATTTAAAAACAACTGCTGACATAAAAGGTTTTGAAAGGTCTGCTAATTATTTTTCTTATGACTTACAAGCTGCATTGTATTTAGAATTGTTTGGAGCATTTGACTTTGAATTTGTTGTAGTTGATAAAAGTACACTTGACGTTGGTATCTTTAAATGTTCTGATAACTTTATTGATAGTGGTAAAAGAAAACTTGACATTGCAACAGAAAGATATTATGACTACCTACAAACAGAAAACATAGAAGATTATGTTACAAGGGGAACTCTGTAAAAATCAAGAGAAGGTGGCTTACAAAAGTTGTGTTGATAGCTACTTTACAAATGGAGATAGGCAAGACATTATGGAATATTGGCTACAACTATTTGAACAGAAAAGATTTTGTGAAGCAAAAGGAGTAGAGAAAGCACTTGAACTAATTGACATATACGAGGACTTAAATGCCAAAGATTAAAAAGAAGATACACTTAAAAAATTGTAATTATGAGCATCAGCAGTATTGTTTTAAAAAAGG